GGCAATGACCCGCTTCGGCAGCAGTGGCCGCTCCGCCTTCGCGAATCGCGGCCACTCGCGCGCGTAGTGCGCGCCGCACAGCCCATCGCGCTCGGCCGGCTGCCCGCAGACACACACGGCCATATCGACCGCGGGCGCGGGTCGCGCGTCGTTCCTGGGCGTGCGTAGCGCGGCGCGGCAGTCATCACAGAACATGCCATCCGTCCGTTCGTTTGAGCAATTGGGGCGGCCCGGGCCGCCGAAACATGCAGTAGAATTGCTGTGCTGCATTGATTGGCGCCTCCTACGCGCCGATTGATAAAGCCAAGCGGGCGGCTCTGCCAGGAGCGCGCCCGCGTTCGACTAGGCGGCTTTATCGGCCACGAACTGATCGTCAAGTTGCACGCACGCCCAGCCATAGGCCGCGCGGTAGGCATCGAAGAGATTCGGCACGACGGTTTCGGTAGCCAGCAGCGCCTCATCGCGGCGCTGGATAGCTTCGGCAGCGTCGGTCAGTGGGGAGTGGAAGACGGGCCGATTGGTACGACACGGGCAGAGCGTGCCGGTGAACTCCTCGGAGTAGTGAAAGCAGCAAGTGTATGTCCAGGGGTCAGTTGTGGTGATGGCGTGGGTAGCCATTGCATTACAGCCTGGCGCATCACACGTTATCTGGCTCGGCGGCTTCAGCAGCGCTGGCTCATCCTGGGTCTGCTCGGCCGCCAGCGCCTCCATATCGGCGGTGTCACATGCGGTTTGGCGGGCCAGGTCGCTGGCGTGGGCATCGAGGGCCTGCTCAGCTTCCAGGTAGCTATTGAACCAACCGATGACGTTGTCCTCGTAGCTGGCTTTATAGTCGCCGTGGTCGTAGCTGATCTGCTTGGGGTCGGTGGTGGTGAACATGGCGCTGACCTTTCTGGTGAGATGTTAGTTGACAGTTTCGGCGGGCTGACTTTCCCCATCGCCATTTGTCTTTTCCGAGAGACGAACGGGCGCAAAAAAAGGCGCGAGATACGCATCCAGCGCCCACAAGATGACGACGTTCCGGCTGACCCGCTTTGAGGCCGCAATACGGTCAAGCTGCTCGATGTGCGATTTAGGAAGCCGAATGCCGGTGCCGATCAGGTTCTCATCCATTGTCTTTTGTCCGATCCGTTTGTCTCTTGCCATAGACAGAGTATAACAGATGTAACAACACTTGTCAATAGGGAAAGACAGGGGTATACTAATGAAAATGCTACAACCGATTGAGGTGTTGATGACGGATACGGACGATCTGGATCTGGCCGAGCTGGTCAAGCGCGAGTTGCGCGACCACGACTGGACGCTGCGCGACGCTGAAGAGGCGATGAAGGTTTCGCGCTCGGCGCTCGGCAACATCGTCAACCGCAAGAAGATTCTGCCAACCGTCGACACGCTGGAAAAACTTGCGACCTATTTCAAGCTGCCGCTGTGGCGCACGATTCAGATGGCGGGAATCGATCTTGGACTCCCGCGCGAACCGAGCGACTTGGCTCGGCAGCTTACCAGTCTCGCGGATCGTATTCCCGAGATTCAGCCGATCGTCGGCTTTCTTTTGAAGTTGCACCCCGCTGATTTGAACGGGGTAATTGCGTATCTGGAAGTTCTGGATCGTCGTCGTCGTGGATCATCTGGCCACGAATGAGGTAGAGCGCAGCGTCGATGAGTCGGGCAGCAAGCGAGCGGCGTTGCTGATAATCCATAGGGCACCTGCGGGCAAGCGCACGCCGAGCGGTCAGGGGGCGGTGTGCAAAACGGATAGCAGACGGGTGCGCCGCTGGCCTTCGGTGCGCCTCGCAGAATCCTGACAAGAGTGTCGGGGGATTCACGTTCTGATTATACAACGCCGCGCAAGAGGCCATCGTTACGCACCCAACGGTAGAAATTTGATTAAGATGACTGAGGCGTGCTATACTCTGGCACGTCGTATACGGCGCGCGTCGTGTAGTGGCCTGGCCTCCACTATGCGGCGCGTGTGGTTTTTTGCTCGGGATTTGGTGTACATACTCGTTCGCAGGGACGCTCATGCTAGCACGATTGTTCTAATACGAGAACCGCTAGAAGATTGCGGGGAGATTACAAGGGGCCGTTAGGTGAAACGTTCGCCTCCGTGAGTCGGTATCATGAGCAATATCGATCATCTCACGGAGGAACCTATGGACCGTCTCACCGCACTCTGGAATCGTGGATGGATCGGCAAGCTGGCGATTGGTCTTGGCGGGCTCGTTATTGCGTGTTGTGTGTTGGGCCTGTTCGCCAGGCGCACGCCGGCGCCGAATCAGGCCGCAAATGTGCCGGCCGCGCAACAAATTGCCGCAGCCCTGCCGACCAATGCGCCGGCAGCAACCGAAGCGCCGAAGCCGACCGCTGTACCCACCCCGAGTAACACGCCCGCGCCGACGAATACCCCGAAGCCGACTGAGCCGCCGACCGCAACTCCATCACCAACACCACTCCCCGAGCCAGTTAAGCTGAGTGGCACGGGCAAGGTCGTCACCGACAAATTCATACCACCTGGTTCGGTTAGTCGTGTAACCTTCACACACAGCGGCAAGCGTAATTTCGCTGTCACCGTGTACGACGCTGATGGCGCGACCGATCTCCTGGTCAACACGATCGGTAACTACCAGGGACAAAATGTGCTGTTTGGGAAAGGCGAGCGCTATTTCGAGATCGATGCCGATGGTCCGTGGACGGCGACGATTGAGGCGACGGTACGAGTTGATGCGCCGATTGTGAGCTTAAAAGGCCATGGCGATACCGTCAGCGATGCCTTTGATCCGCCGGCATCTGGGCCAGTGCCCTACACATTCACCCATACGGGCGAACGGAACTTTGCCATTATTCTCTACTGCGCCAGTGGTCAAGATCTCGTTGAAAATGAGATCGGCGCGGTGAATGATCAGGCTGTTGTGCGGTTCGGTGATGGCCCGTGCCTCTGGCAGATTAGCGCCGACGGCGATTGGTCGATCGCGCCGAAGTAGCATCTGCAAAAACGAGCCTTTTACACAGGCTCGTTTTTGTTGTGGCGCTTGTCTTTTGCGTGTGTCATTTGTCAATTCCGATTGACATCCCCCTTCACATAATGTACACTGAGCCCACGCGGCGGCGCCGCCTGGCTGAGTTCTCCGCCGCGCCTGAGCCTGGCGCATGGCCTTCGCAATCGATACAACCAGCTACCCCAAAGCCCAGCGTTATGCCGCCGGGCACGGCTACAGTATGCGCCCCATGGCGCCAACCAGCATTGTCATCCATACCACGAATAACCCCAACCAGGGTACGCGCTTCGATAAGGAGTGCCAGTTCCTGTTTGAGAGCCCCGGCGTATCGGCGCACTACCTGATCGGCAAGCAGGGCCAGATTGTGCAGTTGCTCGACCCGGCCGGGTATACCGCCTGGCACGCGGGCGCGGCGCTGACCGCCTGGACCAATGACCACTCGATCGGCATTGAGCTGCATGTGAGTGTCGGCGAGGTGCCGACGCAACTCCAGCGGGACGCCTGCGCCTGGCTCTGCCGGAAGCTTATGCAGCGCTTTGGCATCCCCCCTGTGCTGATCGAGACGCATCGCAAGGTCGCGCTGCCGCCCGGCCGGAAGTCCGACCCCGAGGGCTGGCCCAATCCCGACTTCTATACCTGGCGCGACGCACTCATACAGCTGCCCATTCGCCGCTTCCGCGTGCGCGGCATCCCGGTCTACCAGGCGCAAGCGCTCACCGGCACGCTGGCCGGGCACCTGCAGGCCGGCGACGTGATTGAGATCGACAAGACGTACGCGAACGGCGGCGGGCACCTGGCCTCGGGTCTGGGCTTTATCGATTTGGACCTGGACGCGCTGGAGGAACTGTGACCGACACATCCGCCTTTCGCAAAACGTTGCGCGAGCTTGCCGAGGCGGACGACCGCGCCGATCGCCTGCGCACGGCCAATCTGCTGGCCAGCCAGCTTGAGGTCGCGTTCAACCAGCAGGGCAATCTCGCGCAGGTGGCGATCTGGGATGTGCAGGAGGCGGCCTATCAGAAGATCGACGATCTGCACAAGCAGGTTGGCGATACCAATACGCTGCTAGCGGGGGTGATCGAGGCCATTCACGGGTTGCGGGGGGATGTGCGGCAGTCGGCGACGGAGAGCGCTGCGCGGCTAAAAAAAATCGAGGCGCGACTGGACACGAAGCGTGAGCGACTGGACGACCACGAGCAGCGGCTGAAGCGCATTGAGCAGCGCCTGGGGTTCGACAGCGATGGCGCCTGAGAATGAGAGTGTCACCGTGGGGGTCATTCGCGATCTGACGCAGCGCCTGGAGCGGTACGAGAAGCACGCCGATGCGGAACGCGAGGAACTGAAGCGCTACGTCGAGCAACTCCTGTTCGACTTTCGCAAGAACGTACATGAGAGCATTGGAGCGCTGCAATTGAACGATATGGATCACCGGCGCACGCACGACGCCGACCGCATCGAGCGCAGCAACCGCCAGCTCATTCTCAACATCTGGCTGGGCCTGCTGACTGTGCTGCTGGTGGTCAATCTGGTGCTGAGCGTGTACTGGCAGGGACGATGAGCGCGCACGACGACCACCGCTATTGGCCTGGCTGCGTGTTCGTGGCCCTGGCGGCGGTGCTGCTTATTGGCTGTATCGTGCTCGGGCTCTGGATAGGAGGATAGCATGGATATCAATACCCTTATCTTCGCACTGGCGATTGCGCTGGCCTTCGGCGGCGTCTGGTGGCTGTGTGCCCGGCTGGCGCTGAATGCGTTCTTGACGCCGTTTCTCGCGGCGCTGGCGGCCGTGCTGGTGTTTCTGACACACAGCCTGCTCGGGGTGAAGGTGTAATGACCACGGCCAGGCAAACACGGCGAACAGCTAAAAAAGACCGCTGGCGCGCCTCGTTCCTTGAGACTTTGGCTGCGACGGGCAATGTGTCGAGCGCGATCGCTGCGGCCGATGTGAGCCGTACCTTTGTTTATGCGGAACGGCAGCGCGATCAGGAATTTGCCGCACAGTGGGATCTGGCCCTCGACGATGCTACTGATGTGCTGGAGTTCGAGGCGCGGCGCCGGGCGGTCGAAGGATGGGAAGAGCCGGTCTTCGGCTCGCTCGGTCAGGGCCAGGGGAGTGGTGAAATTGGCACGGTGCGCAAGTACAGCGACACACTGCTGATCTTTTTGATGAAGGGCGCCAACCCTGAGAAGTACCGCGACCGTGCTGACGTGCGCCACAGCGGTGAGATTCAGTACAAGGCCTATGAACGCTCAGCCGACTTCAACCCAGACGACGCTTAGGCCGCATCCGCGCCAGCGCCCCTACACCGCGTACGGCGCGGCGATCGAGCTATGGCGGTCGCGCGCGCCCGAGGTCGTGCTGAGTGGCCCAGCCGGCACGGGTAAGAGCCGCGCGTGCCTGGAGAAGCTGCACTTCTGCGCACTGAAGTATCAAGGCACGCGCGGCCTGATTGTCCGCAAGACTCGCGAGAGCCTGAGTGAGGCCGCGCTGGTCACGTTCGAGGATAAGGTGCTGCCCGAGGCCTCGCCGATTGCCGATGGCCCGCGCCGCAACTTCCGCCAGGCGTATCACTATCCGAACGGCTCTGAGGTCGTCGTCGGCGGGCTTGACAAGCCCGGCAAGATCATGTCAACCGAGTATGATATGATCTATGTTCAGGAGGCGACCGAGCTAGAGCTAGCCGACTGGCTGGCGCTGACGACGCGGCTCCGCAACAACGTGATGCCATACCAGCAGCTGATCGCCGATTGCAACCCCGATGCGCCGACGCACTGGCTCTGGCTGCGCGGCCAGGGCGGGTTGGCGCAGATGCTGCACAGCCGGCATGAAGACAACCCGCGCCTGTGGCGGAACGGCCAATGGACGCGCGAGGGCCTGGAGTACAAGCGGACGCTTGAGCGGCTGGGCTACGTGAATGCTGAGACTGGCGAGCGCGAGGGCACCGAGTACCAGCGCCTGGCGCTCGGGCTGTGGGTGCAGGCGACTGGGATTATCTTCGGCGTCTGGTCGGATGGGCCAGCCGACGGGAATGTCACCGAGGCGGCCGAGTACGAGGCCGGTGCTGGCTTAGTGCTGTGGTTTGTCGATGACGGCTATGTCGGTAAGCGCGACGCCGCGACCGGGCAATGGACCGCCGATAGTCACCCGCGTGTGTTTCTCCTGGCGCAAGTGCGGCACGACGGCACGGTCAATGTGTTCGCCGAAGACGACCGGGTCGATACGCTCAGTGATGTGCATGTGGCCGAGGTGCTGAAGCTCCCCTACCCGTTGCCCGACTTTGCGGTGGTCGACAAGTCGGCCGCCGAACTCAAAGGGCGGCTGCACAGCGCGGGCGTGTATACGCGCAATGGCCCGGCCGATGTGGAAGAGAGCATCAAGGAGCTACGCCGCGCGTTGGCTTTGGACGCGAACGGCCGGCGGCGCGTGCGCGTCCATCCGCGCTGCGCCAATCTGCGCGCCGAGATGCTGAGTTACCGTCGCGACGCAAACGGCAAGATTATCAAGGCATTTGACCACAGCATCGACGCGCTGCGTTACGGTGTGTGGTCGCAGAGGTACGACGTATGACCAACGGCACCGCGCCATCCGCCGTCCACGGCGACACGCTGACCCACCCGAACGCCGCCAGCATCCTGGCCCTCGCGCTGCCCTGGGGCCTGGTTACCCCGCGCTATGACGACCTGCCGCCCTACTGGGTGCCGAAGCGCGACTGGGTGCTGAGCCAGTCGACCAAGCGCGAGGCGATGTGGGGCGCGGCCGTCGCCAAGACCGTGACCAAGTTCGCGGCGCATGGCTATATCATCAAGGACGCGAACGACAGCCAGCGCAAGGTGAGCGCCAGCCAGGAGCTGTTCAAGCGTGCCAACGGCGGCGAGGGCTGGGTTGTTTTTGCCGAGAAGATCGGGCGCGATCTGTTCACCTGTGACAATGGGGTGTTTATCCGCATTCGCCGCGCCGGCGAGACGACCCAGCAGATCCGTGTCAAGGCCGCCAAGCAGGTGGCGGGCATGGAGGCCGGCTCGTTCGATGAGGCGGCGGTCACGGCCGCGCCGGGCGGCGCCAGGATCGTGGGCCTGTACCACCTCGATAGCCTGCGCTGCGTGCGTACGGGCAACCTGGCCTACCCGGTGCGCTACCAGCCACTCTCGGGCGTGCCGCAGCTCCTACGCTGGGATCAGGTGCTGATGTACGCCGACCAGCCCAGCCCGCGCGCCGAGTTGTTTGGCGTCGGTGAGTGCGCCGCCGGGCGCTGCTACGCGACCATCAGCAAGCTGGCCGCGATGGAGCAGCTGGTGTATGAGAACCTGACCGGCGGCGGGGCGAACAAGCTGGCGTTCTTGCAGGGTATCAACGATGCGACGCTCAAGGCGATTTTGGCCAGTGGCAAAGAGGATGCCCTGGCGCGCGGCCTGGTCTACTACCTCGGCACCATCCTGGGCGCGATCCCATCGGACACGCCGATCTCGCTCGTCGAGGTGCGGCTGAAAGAGCTGCTGACCTCGTTTGTGCCGAAGGATGAGCGCGATAACGCGTACCTGATCTATGCGAACAACCTGGGCGTGCCGGTGCAGGACATCCAGCCGCTCTCTGGCCAGGGCCTCGGCACTGGCACGCAGACGGTCATTCTGGATGAGGCGGCCCGGGGCGCGGGCACGCTGCCGGCATTTCTCAAGTGGTGGGAGCAGACGGTCAGCGACCGCGTGCTGCCGGCCTCGACCGAGCTCAAGTTCGAGGATGAGAACGACGCGCGCAACCAGAAGCTGTGGGCCGAGGTCAAAAAGACGCGCGCCGAGACGCGCAAGACGCAGATCGACAGTGGCGAAATCAGCCCGGCCATCGCGCGGCAACTCGCGGTCGACGCCGAAGATTTGCCGCAGGAGTTGCTAGCCGACGATGCGACGGCGGGCGGGCAGATCAGTGACGATGAGAAGCCGCAGGAGGCGCGGCCGAACGCCGCCGCGTTGCAATTGATTGCGGGCGCCCCGACCGCGCCGCCGAAGCCGGGCGGGGAAGATGGGGTCACGACCAAGGACGCCGCCGACGATCTGCTGGAAGCGGAGCTGGACAGCGCGCGGAAATTGGGCAGGGAGGCAAGGAAGCATGAGTGAGAAATATAACAAATATGCCGGAAAGCATATGGTTGATTTGGCTACGGTCATCGCATTTCAAAATTGTATCGACGTATGCGAGCAATGTCGGTATGTAACTCGACATCCTGATAAGTATTGTTCGCGGTGTGGAGCCTGGCTAGAAGAAATAAAGAATAGAAAGTCCAATGCCCTGATCAAGATACTTAGGGGTGATAATAGTGGTTGGTTAGATTTAGGTATGCAAGTTCCTGATATAGATCGTTCCCCATTATCTGAGCAAGAAAAGATGGATAGAGAAGACTTTATTTTTCCAAGTACAGGCATATATATTTATTTTCACCCACATGAAGGGTATAAGATTGGGCAGGCTGAAAATGTGTTGAGAAGAATGGAAAAGCATTTATGCAGTGCGCCATCCTCTGAGTTATTGCATGTGATCGAAACATCTGATCTGAATTGGTGTGAACGTTTTCTTCATAACAAGTTTCGTCATCGTCGCATTCATGACAACCATGAGTATTTTTGGTTAACAATCGATGATCTTGATTGGTTATTTTCGATTAAAGTGCTAGAGCCGCCGCGAAACATCGATGCACAAATGTCATTACTAGATTTGTTATGACCGACCCGACGCCACAACGGAATAATGCCCTCGACTGGCTCATTCAACGCCTGACCGCGCTCGTGGCCGAGGCAACCGATACGCTGGAACGTGACCCGTCCGAGGTCGCGGCCTGGCAGGAGGAGCTTTCGCGCCAGCTCGCGCGCTACCACGCGGCGTCCTACCTGGCCGGCTCGGGCGATGCGGCGCTCACGGGGCCGGCCAAGGTCGCGGTCGCGCGGGATCTCAGGACGCAGCTTTCGTATCTGGGCAAGTTCGCCGTTGAGATTGCGAGCGCGGATGCGTGGCAGGCGGGCTGGAACGCGCGGGCGGCGATGTACGCCAGAAGCATCAAGACGCCGTTCGAGCGCGGGCGCACGCACATGCTGCCACTGCCGGCCATGCCGTGCGAGGGCAC